CAAGCCAGTCGCGGTTGCCAGTTTTGTTCCCAACGCGCTCATCGCATTGTTGAATAGATCGGTGTAATTGGAGACGGTCATGCGCAGGCTGGGCGATCAATGCCGAGAAGTTGTTTGATCTGACCGTTCATTCCGACGACTGGTGTCTGACCCATGTCCTGATAGCTAGAAAATACATCAACCGTTCCGCGCGATTTATAAAGCATGCCGGCATACATAACCGTGCCCAGATACACATCTTGCGATGGAACGGTCGTGAGCGAGTCCCCTGTGTAACCTGCCTCAGCTCTGCGCCTACTGCAGAACGCATTCGATGCAGCTGCACAAGTTGTCACAAAAGCTTGATCGCCAGCTGTAGCGACGGAGATGCCAAGCCAGTCGAGGACATTTTGTTGAGTGATCCATGTGCAGGTCTGTGTGTATGTGACCGTGCCGGTCGCAGCTATACGCGAGACATCGCTTGCGGTCTTGGCGTAGAGAACCTGATTTTGGATCGGAACATTGAAGTCGTAAAGCAGATCGCCTTCGCTGTCGATGCCAAGGTACTCAAACTCTGGCAACGCATAGACGGTGTAGGTTCCGTTGAATGTTGCATCAACTGATGTGACCGAAATGGATTCGCCGACTGCAATCTCCGATGGGGTGAGGAGTTGCAGTACGGCGTAGTTATCCAGTAGGTACTTGAAGGTAACGCTGTAGGTTGCCATGAGCGGAAGCTCCGCTCTCGACTAAGCCTGTGTGATCTTGCGGATCATGCTCGAGTTCGCAGCGAATGTTGCTGCATAACCAAACACCGACATTTGGCGACCGAGCGTACTCGGTACCTCGACGGAGAGCAATCCGCGGTCTTGGCGATACACCTCAAACGCATTCTTGTTCATGATGACCATGGTCTTTGCTGCGAACTTGTTGTCCACCACGATCTCAAGACCGAGTGGGTTCATGCCTGACCATGATGCAGCTGAGCCTGCGCCAAGTGAGTTCATGCCGTTCAATCCTGGTGCACCGAGTGCTGGGAAGATTGGACGCTTGGTGCTGTCTACAAGCTGACCCATGAGAGCCCAAGTTGCTGGGTCCACAAACATGTGAGTCGGCAAGTAGTTTGTTGCCTGCGAGATGGTGACTGCTGCATCGTAGATTGACTTCATCAAGTCTTCTGGAGTCAAATCCCACACTCCGTCAGCTGATGCTGCTGCAAGCAAGTTGTCTGCAGCGTAGTTGTCAATTGCGGTGAGGTACTGACCAGCAAGATCTTGGATGATGATCTGCATTGCGTTCGGATCTGTGAAGTCGATTACTTGATATGAGAGCTGTGCTTGACCAGCGAATGTCACTTTGCTAACCGTGTTCGCTGCGATCACTGCAGTCGTTGCCGATACTGCTGTGAGTTCAGTGCTTTGCTGTGCCACCGTCGGGTGGGTAGTCCAAGTTGGTCTCACGAATGTCGCGCCAGTGTTACCAGCTGGCATTGCGCGAGTGCCAAGTGCATTTAGCACCGGAGCGATGTAGTTGATATCCGCGAAGACAGGAGCCAAGATGCTGACCGGGACGATACCTGCGTCATTGCTGAGCACATTGTCTCCAGCTGCAGCTTCAATGTCTGACTTGTGATAAGCGCGGTAATCGTTCCATACGCGGTTTGCGTTGGCTGCAACTTCTCCGCCTTTGTGCATTGCTGCAACAAACTCAGCTGCACTTGGCAGGCGTGGTTCACGCTTTGCTGATGCGAAAAGTGGTGTCGGGGTTGATGCCTCGACTGGTGCTGTTACTTCGATTTCTTGTGCCATTTCTTGCTCCTGTTCTGGGACTACTTCTTGATTATTGCTTACTTCTTCATCTGGTTGGTGGATACTCGCAGCTATGTCGGTGATCTGTGCTCCTGCGAATGCTGGGATGGCGACAATGCTGAGTTCGCTCCAGACAGCAGCGCGGATCTCCATAGTTCCGGCTTCGTCGTAGCTGAACTGCGTCGGGGTGATTCCGATGCTTACTGAGTCAAGTACTCCGTCTTTCATCAGTGTCATTGCTTCGTTGCCCATTTGAGTGTCGCTGATCTTGGCTGTGAAAAGCATTCCGTCCGGCGTAGATTCTCGTGCCGTCACGATTCCAATTGCCATATCCGTCGAATGATTCATCAGCAGACGAGGAGCCTTTCCGTCCACTGGCAGAGCTCCCTCAAGTACGCGAACCGATGTCCCGTCCGAGACCGTTGCTTCTACGCCATACGGGACTGCAATGCCGGTGATGGTGCGTCGTGGCTGACCGTCTGGTCCAGCTGCATCGATGCTGACTGATTGTGCTGTGAATTGGATCATGATGCAATTTCCTCTTGTGTGTTTTCTGCCGGCATGTCTTCTCTGTCCATCGTGTCGGCAAGATAATTTTCTTCGAGATATTCAGATGCGTCGAACTTCACCATCGTCCCTCTTGGCAATACATTATCCATTGAAAGTGTGTTGGCGATGCATTCTGCGTATGCCTTCACGCCGAAGATGTAAAGGTCCGCGCGTGCTTGCTGTGATGACTGATACGAGTATGAGCCTGTGCTCACTCCGACTAGGTATGGCGGAACATTGGTTAGTCGTGCGCATTCAAGTGCTTGATAGTTCGCAGCGTCAATGAGAAGCATCTTGTCTGGTGTTGCTTGTGATGGCTCAAAAGATAAGAACTCATTCAGAACAGCGATCTGATTCAGTTTTCTGGCGGACTCAAACTGCGCGCCGATCGCGCTGAGCTCAGAGGGTGATAAGGGCTCACCGCCAGTCTGCCGAAGGACTCCCGACGGAATAAGCGATTCCGCGTTCCTGTACCTACTGGACTCCAGCTTGAGTGCTGTGTTCACTACTCCGGGCGATTGATAAATGATGCCTTGAATGCCTGAGATGAATTGCACGACATTGCGGTAGTCGAGTTCTTGTCCGAGGAAGTAAAGCTCTTTGGATGGTGCGAAGAAGACGGGACCAGACTGGTCGCGTCGGGTGATGGAGCCGGCTGGGAGACGCTCGAACTCCGAGGGATAGCCATCTTGAGTCCTCGCCGTGATCGCGAGGTAGCCCACGCCGTAGAAGAAAATATCGTCAAATAACCACGATAGGAGTGTGGAGTTCGGGATGGATGGTGACATGCGACGGAGCCAGCTGCGCGGAGCGAGTCGAGTGGTGTCCATTTCTTCTGTTTGTTCGTTCCATGTTTCTTTGTACATGATCAACGGCATGCAAGAGATCACTGATGCCATGAGATCGCGTGCGCGTGAGATTGCTGGAACACTCATTGCGCGATTGCGCGCTTCGCCTTCTTGGTAGGTGTAGTAAGCGCCGATCATTGATTGACCGGTGTATCCGCCACCTGCTGCAGCTGCTTTGCCTACTGGCTCAGAGATTGCAGCTTTAGATACTTTGCGCTCGAATAATGCCATGTCTTTACTCTTCCATAGATGGGTCGGCTTTTGGTGGAGTCGCGCATCCGGGACTTCTCCGACGAAAGGCTCGACGCACGACTCCGCGCGTATCTTAGTTGGCGACGACGACGAGTTGTGGCTTCCCTCGGCTGTGTTTGTTGCCGGCGACGATTGCGCTTGAGAAGATCATTGTCCTGCAGAGTTCAATCGGTCCGGGCGACCGCTGAGAGCTCACAGCGATAGAGCCTTGTGTCCGAACTGAGACAGCGCGCACGACATGCTCTGCTAATGCCATCTCTCCTGTGTGCACGATCTGTCGTTCACGGATTAATCCTTGGACCGCTGGAGTCCATTTCAAGATTTCCGCGTAACCAACGACGACACGCCGACGCTCAATTGATGGTGGGCATTGGAGATCAATCGTTGGTGTGAGCGCGAACTGGATGCTTGGATGTTTGGCAAGCTTGGCGATGTGATCCCAGAGCTGTGTTTGTGTGTCACAAGTGAACGCAACCGTGACTCCGATTCGACCGTCCGGCAAGAGCACTGATCTGGTGGCGTAGTAGTGCGAGTCGTTGAAGTCCACTTCTACCGCGACCACTCCGCCAGCTGGAAGTGGCTCAGAAGTGACAAGTTGGGACCAAAGACCTTGAGGAAGCCATGAGCGATCGGTCGCGATCCATAGGTTCACGCTCGAGCGTAGGAATGATGCGCGGTCGGGGAGCTGTGCTTCTGACTCAATCGTGGACATCTCTAGCGTTTTTCCGAGTGCAGGGTTCGCATATGCCCACGCGACAGGATCCATCGGATCAAGATCTGGTGGTGGAGACCATTCACGGAAGTGGAAGTTAGTCGGCTGATGTGTGTCAATCAGACGAAGACCCATCTCTCGGTAGCGTTGCATGACCTTTGATTCTTCTGTGCCGGCAGTGGACCACATGCTCAAAAGAGGGAAGCGTCGTGCGCGCATTGTTGGTGTGATACCACCATCGATCACTTCTTCGTCAATTCCCCATACTTCGTCCACCAGCGCTAGATCCACGGACAGACCGTGCGCTGCGTTCGGCTTGGCTGATCGGACTAGAAGCTTGGATCCGTCTGGAAGTTTTGCAGCTAAACGACCATAGGACCGTGTGAGCTTTGCATCGAAGTACTGCTCAAGGATGTCAGCGATCTCTTCATAGATCTGTGCTGCAGAGTCAAGACGGTGCGCCATCAATAGCACTGTCTGCTTCTCCCCACGGATCTTTGGCATCTCGGTAAGCCACCAGCCTGAAAGAGCTCTAAGGGCAACTGACTTTCCCTGCTGACGAGCACAACTGACCAACGAGGTTCGAGTTACAAGCTCAACGCCGGCATCATCAGCGAAAGCCAACTGATCGCGCAAAGCATTGATCTGCCATTCCATCAACTCAATCTGCATGAACTTGCGAGCCCACTCCACCACAGACTCGACATGCGATCCCAGCTGATCCGGGCTGATCGTTGCCAGTCTCGGCTGGTCATGACCGATCGCAGCCAGTTCGGGCTGGTCGTTGCTGTTCGGGGAGAAAAAGAACGA